GACCGCCGTTGTACGACTGACATCGACTCCGTTAGAGATTATTTCAAGAGCATCACCGCACGTTCTAGTTGCGTTGACGAGACACACGATGCGTTGTAGATATTACACCGTTGTGTTGGATCCGATGGTGAATGTAATCTCGGAAATGGAAAAGTTGTCTAATTTCATTCTTGAGATGTACAAGGTGGACGCGGGGGTCCAATAGCAATTACAGATCGATGCAGTATTCAAGGGAACGAATTTGTTCGTTCCGACTCCCAAATCCGGAGATTGGCGTGATATGCAATTTTACTATGACACTCTTCTTCCTGGGAACAGCACTATTCTCAATGAATTTGATGCTGTTACAATGAATTTGAGGGATATTTCCTTAAATGTCAAAGATTGCAGAATCGACTTCTCCAAGTCTGTGCAACTTCCAAGGGAGCGACCAGATTTCCTCAAGCCAAAAATAAGAACTGCGGCAGAAATGCCGAGGACGGCAGGTTTACTTGAGAATCTCGTTGCTATGATTAAAAGAAACATGAACGCACCAGACTTAACAGGGACGATCGATATTGAGGATACTGCATCACTTGTAGTTGAAAAGTTTTGGGATGCGTACATTGATAAGGAACTTAGCGGAACACATGAGATGACTATGACGAGGCAAAGTTTTTCTAGATGGCTCTCGAAGCAAGAGCCGTCTACAGTTGGTCAGCTTGCGGACTTCAATTTCGTAGATTTGCCGGCAGTTGATGAGTACAAGCATATGATCAAGAGCCAACCTAAGCAAAAGTTAGACTTGAGCATTCAAGATGAATATCCTGCTCTGCAGACGATAGTCTATCATTCGAAAAAGATCAATGCAATCTTCGGTCCTATGTTTTCGGAACTTACAAGGATGTTGCTCGAAAGAGTGGACTCTTCCAAGTTTCTGTTTTACACCAGAAGAGCACCGGCGCAAGTTGAAGATTTCTTCTCCGACTTAGACTCGACGCAGGCGATGGAAATCCTGGAACTCGACATTTCAAAGTATGACAAGTCGCAGAACGAGTTCCACTGTGCTGTAGAATACAAGATCTGGGAGAAGCTAGGGATTGACGAATGGCTAGCCGAGGTGTGGAAGCAAGGTCACAGGAAAACGACTTTGAAGGACTATACGGCA